TTTCTTCAATCCAAAGTCTATGTTCCCTGCATATGCATCCATGATTGGGCTGGAGCACACCAGCTTCAGAGCGGCACTAGAGCGCCGTACATATGAGGACGAGAGCGATAAGAAGACCAAGATCCCTTATCTGAAAGTCAATGACATCAAAGCTATGCGCTTACGCATCCATTGGTGGCAAAAAAGCCCTGTACAGAGCAGGCAATTGGAATTAGAACTTTAGGAGGACATCATGCTAGAGACAGTTGCTTGGGTTGTACTACTTCTTACTGCGGGATTTGCAATATTTGCACTGGTGGCAGTGGTCATGATCATGATGGATCAGGAAGATTAGGGCAAACACCTAGTAAATACTCTAATTTTCTGTTATAGTTACATCACTGCAATAAGCAGGTTTAGGAGAAAAGAATGGAATTTAAATTTAACGACGGTGGACGCAAAGCCGCAGGATACAAAGGTACAGCGGGTGATTGCGGTGCTCGTGCCATGGCTATTGCCCTTGGCCTTGATTACCAAGCTGTGTACAAAGAATTGGCTCAAGCTAACGCCGACAACGGTCGCGCAAAATCTGCCCGTAACGGCATCAACAAAGACATTTATTCTGAAGTGCTCAAGCGGTATGGCTGGGTATGGTGTAAGGCACCCCAGTTCTCAGGCCGTAAGGCACGTTGCAGTGACATGCCAACAGGCGTGGTGATTGCCAAACAAGCTCACCACTTTGTAGCTGTGATCGACGGAACTGCTAACGATGTCTGGAATTGCACCGAGCGTATGGTGTACGGATATTGGGCTAAGCAATAATTTATGAGGGGGGCTTGACACCCTTCTCTAATTTTCTGTTATACTGTCATTACTGCAATCAAGCAGGTTTAGAAAGGAAATCAAAATGCAATCATCAACACAACTCCGCGGTAACTGCCAATGCTGTGGCCGCCAACAGGCCGTAGTAGGTAGATGGATGGCCAAGCATGGCTACACAGTCGAGCACGGTTGGTTCCAAGGTGCCTGCTCTGGTGAGTCTAGTGAGCCTATGCAAAAGAGCCGCACACGCACAGACGGTATCGTGGCTCAAGTCCGCGCTGATGTAGCTAAGCTGTTAGAGCAAAAGAACAAGCTTGAAGCAGGCACAGCTAAGCCAGAGTTCATTAACCGCGGTACAGAGCGCAAGCCTGACCTAATCCCATTTGCTCAAGGCGACGACTACCAGCAACGCATAACCATCAGAAAAGTCATTCACGAGATGACATTCAAAGCTAGCATGGGCGCCCAGTTTGCTGACATGCTGGTAGAAGTGGCCGACAAGTACCACGGCACACCATTGATCGAGGTAGAGAAGAAAGAGCCACCAACACCTATCTACCGCGGCGACAAGAAGATATCCCAGAACAAGAGCTACACATACGAGTGCAGACGCGTAGAAGGTGGCCGTGTGTATTACGTGTTAGACAAGAACGGCGCTAGCCTCAATGGATGGATCGGTACACAAGCTTGGCGCAAGCTAGAGAACGCATAACAACAGGGGGCTCAGTCCCCCACCTTTTAACTTTTAATTGGAGAACACAATGACAAAAGAAGACTTTCAGACAATGATCAAGGGCAAGGAATACAACCACCACATGTTTGTGGATGCATATGACGATGATTCAATATGGATCAGCATGTCGGTGCCTAGCGCACGTTCACACCTGACGCTTACAAAGGATCAGGCCAAAGATATGATCGCGGCATTGATCCGAGTCGTTAACCATCTGGATGCTGAATAATGTGGCCATTCCCAACACACCCGCTGGTACCGTGGACGCCTAAGCAGATCCGCGAGTATGAGCAACAGCAACGCAACAAATTACCAGAGGCACCACTATGACAACAGCTAAAAAACCCGCGGCAAAAACAACTAAGAAGGCAGAACAAACCTTCTCTATGCCTATGGAGGTAAAAGACTGGATAGATCAAGCATCTAGTAGGATGGCACACATGACGTCAGAAATCGCGCGCCTCAAAGAAGAGAACAAAGCTCTCAAGCGAACCCACAAGCTAATGGAGCAAAGAGTAATGGGTATGAGTAGTGAATAGCTTAGATAAGTTCACACAGCTACAAAGCCTAATGATGGGCTACGACAGATGCGCCCTGTATTGGAATAAACACCTTAAAAGCTGGGCGCTCATAACAGACGACGAAGAGCACACAGCTACTCTGGTAGACAAAGATTTAGATAGGCTGATAAGGCTACTACTGCACTCAGATCTCTGAAAGAGTTGCCACAAACCAAAACTTCTTGTTAAACTCGGCTCATCTAAAGTAGACGAAGTTAGAAGGAGATGACATGGCACTAGGACAAAAGACAGGCGGTAGGGCATCAGGAACGCCCAACAAGGCCACAAACGACGCTCGACAGGCCATAGCCTCATTCGTTGATGGAAACGCTCACAGGCTCACTGAGTGGCTTGATCAGGTTGCCAATGGTGTGAAGGTGGTGGAGATGGAGGGGGATGAGCCAGTAGAGAAGTACGTGGTGCCGCCTAACCCAGCTAAGGCGTTTGACATGTTCCAGTCGGTGGTGGAGTACCACGTACCCAAATTAGCGCGCATGGAGATCAGTGGGGATGATGACAAGCCACTGGTGATTGAGAACAACGTCACCGTATTTGGTGAGTTACTCAAAAGCATCAAGCTACAGCGCCAAGCAGAATGAGCGCGCTAGACGATATCCTCTCTGATCCTAAGATCAATGAGGAGTTTGCTAACAGCCCCGTCCTCCAGCAGATAGTCATCAATTGGCAGTTGACTTGGCTAAGCACGCAGGCACACAAGCATCAGATAGAGCCAGCAGGCGATTGGTGGAGCATATGGCTGATGCTGGCTGGCCGCGGTGCAGGCAAGACCAGAGCGGCGGCAGAGACGCTGGCCTATTGGGCGTGGGAGCAACCCAACACACGATGGCTTGTATCCGCGCCTACCAGCGGCGACGTGAAGGGCACCTGCTTCGAGGGTGACTCTGGCCTGCTAAAGGTCATACCAAAGGAGTTGATAGCCGACTACAACAAGGCACTGCACGAGATCAGACTGCTTAACGGGTCGTTCATCAAAGGCATACCAGCGTCGGAGCCAGAGCGCTTCAGGGGTCCACAGTTCCACGGTGGATGGTTAGACGAGCTTGCGGCTTGGGACTACCTACAAGAGTCGTGGGACATGATCCAGTTCGGTATACGACTGGGTAAGCGCACCAAGCTCATATGCTCGACCACGCCCAAGCCAAAGGACGTTGTGCTCGACCTGATAGGGCGTGAGGGCGACGACGTGGTGATCACGCGCGCCAGCACGTACAGCAACATCAAGAACTTAGCCCCATCGTTCCAGAAGCAGATACTCCAGTACGAGGGCACCAACCTAGGCCGTCAGGAGATCCATGCTGAGATCATCGACCCAGAGGAGGGTGGCATAGTCAAGCGTGATTGGTTCCGCCTATGGCCAGATGGAAAGCCTTTCCCCAAGCTGGAGTACATCATCCAAAGCTATGACTGCGCAACCAGCGACAAGACCATCAACGACCCTACAGGATGCATCACACTAGGTGCATTCAAGCCATTGGATGGTGGCATGTGCGTGTTGGTGTTGGACTGCTGGCAGGAGCACCTACAGTACCCTGACCTGCGCCCCAAGGTGATCGAGGAGTTCGAGGTGTTCTATGGCGAGGGACGCGAGAAGAAGCGCGTTGACCTACTGCTGGTGGAAGATAAGAGCGCTGGCATAAGTCTTATACAAGACTTGCAACGTGCCCACCTGCCCGTGATGCCGTACAACCCGGGTCGAGCCGACAAGACACAGCGCCTATCCATCGTGGCCAACATCATCAAGGCTGGTAGGGTATGGGTGCCAGAGCACAGCCAACGCAAGGGCTACGTAAGGGATTGGGCTGAGGGCATGGTGTCCCAGATATGCTCATTCCCTGAGACGGTACATGATGAGTTTGTAGACTGCATCAGTCAGGGCTTACGGTACATGCGTGACGCTGGATGGATCAGTATCGATATCCCACCGCGGGACGACTATGACGACGACGACATCTTCGACGCTGACGAGCACAACAGGAAATCCAAGGGCAACCCGTATGCTTTGTAATCCCGCACCGGGTGCGGTATCAGGAATCCTTACTGAGTATGGACTCAAGACTGCACCAAAGGCATAATCGATGTATCCCACAATGAAGGAATAGCCGTGGCTGACAACCAATCCGTTCCCATGCCCCCACACATAAAAGCAGAGCTAGCAAGGCTACGTGCTCTTATGGTTCCTGACGCTGAAGCCTACCGCCGCCGTGAGATCGGATCTAAGAGGTCGGAAGAAGAGATGAAGAAGATCCAGCCCCTGCGCCCACTTGGAGCGGCAGATACCGATCTGGAGTACCCATTGGCGGCAAAGGGAGGCAGGATTCAACACAAGTGGCATGGCGGCCCAATCGTTGACACACTGGTTAATACATTCCCATCACTTGCCCCAGTAGCCAACGCAATAGGTGCAACCAAGGTTGGGTTGTCCGAGAAAGAGTTGCCTACTGATGATATGTATTGGTATTCAAACGGTGCAACCAGAGATTTGATAGGCAACGACAGACGTGGAGATGTAAACCCAATGCTGGGTGTACCACTATCGACACAGCCTACTGACCTGCCAAAGAGCATCAAGATGTATAGGGCAGACCCAACAGGCAAGTACGGCGGTAAAGAAGGCATTGAGACACTGCCACAGCCTAGGTTTGACGTGGGCGGCGACAGGTATCACAACAAGGTTGAAGACCCAACGGTGTCAGACGTATACGGTGACTCAAGCAAAGCCATACAGCAGTTGTACAGGTATGCACGCCTCAATGGCGCGGCAAACAAGTACGGTTACCCTTCACTGTCACCAGAAGACGTGGCGGCTATGGCATTGAAAGAGGGTCGGTCTGACCTTGGATTCAATGCAGTCAACCTTGGGCATCCTGATGAATTAAAGTTCAACAAGATGCTGAGGGACACATACAACTTAACATCAAACGACCAGAACTTCTTGGCCGCTTTGTTTGCCAAGCAAAGGGTGGCTGACAAGTTCAATATTCCATTTGCTAATGCGTGGAACGGTACTGGCGTAAACGATGCTGGCCAGTCTGGCAAGGACTACGCAAAGAACTATGAGCACCACAAAAAAGCGGCGCTACATCCAAACAACCAACAGTTGATGGAGCTAGTAAACCGTGCGATTGAAGACGGCAAGAAGCATGGGTTACCTTTGAGAGAGAACTCCATTAAAGACTCAATGCGCCATTACATCCCAGTGCCATACAAGGCCAGTGGTGGCGTGATAGACATGGACAGGATGCGCCTAGAGTTGATGAACGGCAAGAAGAAGTTCTTGGGAGAAAGCAAAGTCAAAGAACGCCTGTATCACGGAACAAACAAAAACATTAGGAGCTTTAGCCACAAGTTGATCGGCACCCAAAGCGGCAACCGTGGCTTCTTTGGCCGCGGGTTCTATCTGTCAGGTGACCCAGACGTGGCAAACAGCTATGCTGATACAACTGGTGGCAACGTAATGCCATTGCATGTCAGCCTAGACAACCCATTGGTCATTGAAGACAAGATATCTCACAAAGCCGCACAGGCGTTGAACCATGCTTTGGAAACCGATGCATTCAAGCCCGGCATGCAAAAAGAAAACGTTAAGAACGGTCTATCAATGACTATGGTGGACAACCCAGATGTAGCAGACATGATGACAGACAAGCTTATAGGTCGTGGTTATGACGGCGTTGTGTATGGGAACAACCGTGAAGTTGTAGCTTTCCATCCCCACCAGATCAAGTCAGCCATTGGTAACCGTGGCACATACGACACTACTAACCCAGACATCACAAAGGCCAAGGGTGGATCCGTCAAAGAGCCTAAGAACACCGTGAAGGCGTACAAGCTGTTCAGAGTGCACCCCAAGCACCCCGGCAAGCTTTTCCCCCTATTCGTCAACGCCAATGAGCCTGTAGAGATGAACAAGTGGGTGGACGCCAAAGAGGGTGAGATGGCTGGTGACAAGGTGAAGAGCAAGATTGGACCGTTGGCCTACAGACCCGGCTGGCACGCAGGTGACCTACCCGTCGCTACTCACATTGGCGAGAAGTCAGACCCTAACCTCACGGCACCTGATGTACGCCCAGCTAACCATGTATGGGCTGAAGTAGAGATGCCACATGACGTTGATTGGCAGTCTGTTGCTAATGAGCGCGGCATGAACCCCAAGGGCAAGCTGATAGCACGCAATGCACACATCACCGACCAAATACCAAAGGGTGGACACTACAGGTACAAGACTAACTCCAACATGACAGGCAACTGGCTGATTGGTGGAGCTATGAAGGTCAACCGCATACTGCACGACAAGGAAGTCAAAGCTATCAACAAAGCGGCTGGAGCGGCAGACTTACCGCGTGCTAAGCCGTTCAAGGCAAAAGACTATGGCTTTGCTAGTGGTGGCTTGGTAGCCCCTGACGAGTGGAAAGCCGAAGAGCATGTGAATTACATGTCTAAAGGCGGTTCAAACATAAAGAAGATCACGCCGTACATTAAAGAACGCGAAGGTCAGTATGGCCTACAGCGCTTACAACGTGCCTCTGATGAGATACCAAGACTTAGCGATATGTATTCAGAAGATGCGTTGCGCAGAGCGTTTAGCGGTGATAACGCCAAAGCATTGATGACTATGGACCCTGCTGAATTCGAGCGTTACGCCGAAAGACTTGGACGTTTTGAAGATGAAGATTCAACTCGCTTCACAACCAGCGGGGAAAAACTAAACTTCAATGATTACTTGGCTCATCTGGCAAAGATTAAAGGCGGATTTGCAGATGTGCCGTTTCTTGAAATAGGACGTCGCAAGCCTGAGTACTTGCCTAGCATTGAAGGGCACGAAGGCCGTCATCGCTCACGTGCATTGGCTGGCAAGGGTGTGAAGAAGTCTTTGGTGCAACTCATACCAACAGGCGGAATGCGTGAGCCAATGCCACGTCGCTATCGTGAAGACTTTATAGAGGCTATGAAAAAAGAGTTGGGTGAGAAGCGCTTGGTTACTCCTGAAGGCAGATCGTTGTTGCCAGCTGACCTAAGTGCCCAAGAGCATCGCAATCTTGAAAACCGTAACCTATTGGCGGCTAACCGACCACAGTTGCCAGAGGTATACAAATCTGGCGGAGCTACACACGCCCATCACCTAGATATAGAAGAGCGCCCACTATGAAAGAACTTGTTGGACAAGGCAAACCCTTTTACTCTGCTGTAGACAAAGCCGCGGGGTTGTTGAAACGTAAGGTTGGCACTGGCGCTGAGTTTATGCAAGAGCTAAAAGGCTTGGGTGGCATCAAGCAATCAGAGATTGAAGACCGTGGCTTGGGTGAGATCATGGGTGCCCCAAAGATGACGCATGAGCAGTTCATGAAGGCGTTAGCGGCTAAGCCTGCGCCAGCAATACGTGAGAAGGTGTTTGGTGGAACTAGAAGCATCGGAAATGTTGCAACTGGGGTGGCCCCGTATCACAGTGAATACACCTTACCCGGCGGTGAAAACTACCGTGAGATGCTTATCAAATCTCCAGCAGGCGTTGACAATCAAGAAAAGATTTCAGAATTAGATTCAAAGATTAGACGCATACCAATGTTTGACTCAACTCCTGAGCAACAGGAAGAAATCATTAGGTCTTATGAAAAACTAAAGGCTTTAAAAGAAGAAGAGCAAAATGCACCCAAGGCATTTGGCGGCGTATATCACCATTTTGGTGGTGAGCCTGCCATCCTAGCCAGCATGCGCCTCAAGGATCGCGTCGGCCCCAACGGTGAGAAGCTATTGCACCTAGAAGAGTTGCAGTCAGATTGGCACCAGCAAGGGCGTGAGCATGGATATCAAAAGACTCCTGAAGAATTACAAGCAGAAAAACAACAAAAACAAAAAGCACATGACGAGTATGTAAAGAACGAGAGTAATACTCTTAACGAAGAATACAAAGCCTTAAAAGAAAAAATGCGTAACACGCCAAATGTTGGCACGGCTACGCCAGATCAATTACACCAACTTGGTTTAAAGCTACTGGCTAAAACCCATATAGCTAACTTTGAAAGTCCTCAAGATGTAGAAGATCTAAGGGCTATGCAAAAGCAATATGACCAGCTAAAAGAAGCCAATGATCTCAGGCAAAGAGAAACCAACATACTGCGACAGCTAAACATACTTAGCGAATCCTCACCCAGTGAGCCAGAGAACCGTGGTGTTCCCAACGCCCCATTTAAAAAGAACTGGGAAGAGATGGCGTTGAAGCGCTTGATCCATCACGCCGCGGAGAAGGGCTATCACGGCATCGTGGTGACGCCCGGCGCAGAGCAGGCAGACCGTTATAGCTTAAGCAGGCACGTTGATTCATTGGAATTACAGCCAAGTTTTTCTAGCGATGAACAAAAACAGTTTCGTTTAAAAGGAAACAAAAAAGGCATACCAATAATTTCTAAAGACGTAGACTTAGAAGAGTTGCCACAATTTATTGGTAAAGATTTAGCTGATAAGCTTTTAAATTCCGAAACAGGCGCAATGGGCATAAAGAGATTAAGTGGCGTCGACTTAGAGACAGATCAAAGAGCCAAGGGCATGAAGTCTTTTTATGACACCAAGGTGCCCAACATCCTAAATGCCATCGGCAAGAAGTACGGCGTGAAGACTGAGTTGGGTGGGCACAAGCTACTCGGCGATCCATCACAGCGCGCAGATGCATCAGAGCGCCTTGGTCTTGCTGGAGAGAGTTTTGCTGACATGAGTCCAGAGCAAGTGCAAGCATTCAACCAGAAGCTAGATGACTCAAACGCTAAACAACTGCATTACTTTCCCATCACAGAACAAATGCGCAAAGACGTTTTGACTAACGGCCT